GCTTTGTGTAGATTTACACTATGCTCACCAGCTAACTCGTTAATATCAGCGGGGTAGCACCGCGTCTGTGCAACAAAGCCAGAATCCTGCACGTAGTTGTTACCTGTTATCGGGTCTTTATGTAGCACCATCACACTAACAGACCAGTAATGCGGCTTGCTGATTGCTGCCATAACCAACTCGTTAGGTTCTATTAAAACCTTGCGGGTACGGTGATAGAGCACATAGCCGTCATTACGTGGTACGTCTACAAGTAACAAGTTACGACATAGATGATCGCCAACGCGTTGTAGCTGCTTATTTTTATTGTACGCCTTACGCTTTTTCGGCATCTGCTAGCAACCGTTCCATGTCATCTGCTGGGATGATGTAGCATGTTGGCACACCATAACTCTTGACCAGTACAGGGTCACGTGAGGTACACGCCGCCACTGGGTTATCCACTATGTCCACTATGGTGACTATGTTGTTATCAGCGTCACGCTTGAGTTGTTCTATGTTCATCCCTTCTCTCCGTCTTAGATAACTTTGGTTTTGATTGAGTTGAACTCTAGAAATACGTCAACCATCTGCTCAGCTAACTCACATACAGCATTCTGCTTTAGATGGTTTATGTGTATGTCCTCTCGGCTCGCCAATACCTTCAGCAACTCCCACTCCATCTCTACTCTATCCAAGTCGTCGATGGCTAAGTAGTAGCCACATGCGCCAGCCTCTATATCACCTTCTGTTAATGGGGTAGCTTCGATCTTTTTGAATTTCATTTCTTCTCTCCTCGTAGTTCAGCTAGCAGTTCATCTTCCTTTAGTTTTATAAACGCTAGTTCTTTGAGTGCGTTGGGCAGGTTACGCTCCCCGTACTCCCATGACAGCACAGCCCGTTCTGTCTGCCATAACATCTTGCCGAATTGCGCACGGGTCAGTCCGTGCTTCTCGCGCAGTTGTCTAATCTGTAATGGTGTCATCTTACACTAATCTCCTCAATGTGTAATCGTGGTGGCTAAAAAAGCCCAGTGAGTAACCAGCTCACTGGGACTAGCGTGCGTGCTTCTCCGTCTCACCAACCACGATGAAAGATTGGGTATCATCCCTCTTGAAATGTACCAATAACGTGGTGCTCTATCAAGCTTTTTAGGTCTGATACATTATTCTCATTAATTACTAACGCTAAGCCACCGCAGGATTCTATCTGCGCTAGATTCTTATCTTGTAATGCTGTTGTCTTACCTTTACCAGCTTTACACTCTATACCTAAGAATCTACCACGGTAGCAAACTATAATATCAGGCACACCAGAGTTGCCGTACCCACCTGTGAATGGGTAGAAGTAGTACGCACCCAACTCTTTCAGTATTGCGACTACCTTCTGCTTTACTTTCTTTTCTGGTGTCATAGCCATGTCTATCTCTCCTGTACGGTAAAGCGTTCGTACATTGTCTTAAGTTGTTTTATGTGTGCGTCTATATTGTTTGTAGTAAGCAGGTATCCCCACTTATTGCCGTGTGTCCAACGCTCGTACACTGTTATGTAGTATGTCGTCATGGTAACTGGTATCTCTTATTTTAGTGTGGGGGGGGCTTACGCCCCCTCGTGGTACTCAACCCAGTACGAGTTAGTACCTAGTCTACGCCCAACGCCAGCAATGCTATATGAAGGGTCGGGCTCCATCATGTTCAACCTACACACTTGGTCCTTAACCCATTCGGGTATGGTGTCCATGTCTGGGTATAACTCATCAACGTCAGGGTATGGTTCAGGATTGAATATACCGCCGATAAGTCGGATCGTTACGTACCCATCTTCGTGTAAATTTACACTGTATGTGAGCGGTGGTTCACTCAACTTCATCATAATCGAACTCCACAAAGTACATTTTAGGATTGAGCTTAACCCCAACGTCTGCAATGTACTCCCCTTCCTGTGCCATGCTCAACACAGAGACGCGCCCGACAGTATCCTCATCTACTTCGTCCTCGGTCTTAACCTCTACGGTCATAGCATTTGCTGCCGAGTATATGTGCATGTCCATACCTAGCTCACCTACGGTAAACAGGTTATAGCGTGTCTGACCGTCAGGTGTCTGCGAAGCATAGATGAATCGACCAAAGAACTTACGTTGCCTGTACTCTTCTGCCTTATCCTTCAGCAGTACGTACTCGTCAACCATCTCGTTAAGCTCAGCATCTAACAGATCAACGCCAGCCTTACGCAGATTAGTCATAGCCGCGACTAACCTACGGTCTCTGCGTGTTAGCTCGTAATACTTAGTCGTAGCAGGCTGTGTATGGGTGTTCTCGGCAGTCTGATTGCGTCTGTAGAGCACGTTAGACAGCGCGTTGTCAGCCACCATGCGCGGGGTAATCGGTAGTAGATACCGCTTAGCCGCACGTAACGCTGTGTCTAGGTTCTTGCTCGCTTGCATGTTGTACTGCCTACGTGAGCTATGGAACTTATTGTTCTGTATATGCCCTGTGTATACAGCGTACTTTTTCTCTGTAGAGCGAGACTGATCTACACGTGTATCGTGGAACGCTAGCCGACCACGAGGGTAATCCTCATGCGGCAGGTACACCCACATCTCATCCACTGCATAGGTGTACGGTTCACGTGACAGTATAGCGTCCTCGTGTGCGTACCACTGCAACGCGGGTATCTTCTCTTTAAGCGCATTGAACAGGTTCATTAGTTCAGGTAGTACACGTGGTTCGTTATCAGGTGTATCACGAGAGCAACGGTGACGGATCACCTCGTCACGCTCAGTTATGTGCTTAAGCTCTGGGTAGCCAAACGAATTTATATTAATGCTAAGGTTCATGTGGTCGGTTCCTTACTTATCTGATTTACGTGTTACAGGTTTGGTGAAGCCTGCGATTCTGTTGATGTAGTTGTTGTAACGTGCCAGTGCTGTCTTGCGGTCACTCTCGTCAGACCAGTCGCAGTTATACCAGCCAGCACCACGCCATACGTTAGTCACGAGGGCTACACGCGCCTCATGCTCTGGGTCAGTGATAACCGCACGGACTAGCTCAGGTGTTAGCCCAACCCACTCATGCTCGCCACCCCAGTAGTACGCGCGCACAGGTTGTTCGCCAGCTATGACCTTTCTCTGTAACTTTACATGGTTCTGATAATCTTCCATGAGCTTTTCGCGCAACTCCATAGGTGTACCCGCAGATATGCGTGGTTCTTGCGGTAGCATTATGCCTATGGTGTAACAATACTCACGGAACTCTTCGAGTGCCGCCTTGTACTTCTGTTTCTCTGACTTCTTAACGCGTGTACCTTTGCGCTCTATCTTGTGCGGCTTGCTCTCAAGGGTCCAGTCGTATGTGCCAATCTCACGCGAGAACGTCAGTAACTTGCGGTCATCAGTCGTCATACGCTTGTACCGTTCAGGGTAGTTAGTGCGCAGGTTTGAATGGTAGTTGGCGCTGTTGTTGTCATAACGTACCAACGCCCACGGACTAAACGCTTGGTTCGGCAGGTGGTATTCTTCCCTAGGCTTGGTGAACCTTATGTTCGGGTTGTAGCCGTAATGCGCATTAATTCTTACACCGTGCTTGGATTGCCCGAACATATTAAGCTGGAAGTCGATACCGATAGGTAGTCTGCTAACTAGGAACTCATAGCGTCCGTTACACTGATTGCCAAACCCAGCGCGTATAGTTACTTTCTCACGACCATCACGCGTGCGTTGCCAGAGTATCGGCACACACATCTTAGTAATCTTATCTGCCATACCCTCTGGGTACACGTAGCCATCAGACAGCGCGTAACAGTTGTCGCTTAGCTTGATGATGCGCTCGTGCTTATATGAACGCCTACCGATTGGGCGCAGGTCACGCGTGGTCCCGTGCTCACGTTCGTTGATTGGTTTGGTGTTGTTGTACCAATACTCTACGTCTTTGAAACTGTTCATAACTTGTTACCTCGTGGTTGGTTGGTTTACATATCGCTGGTTGAAACGTGTACAGTTACACCGTTATCGGCTACTGCATTCTTGTTATCTAGTATACACCACAGTGTGGGACAAGTCCATTCACCCCACGAACCCCACAGGTGTCCGTCAGTCAGGATGATCGCCGCTTGTGGTGCGATGTTATGTGTCTGCATATACGCAGGTACACAGGTCACGTCAGTGCCACCGCCACCCGCTGGCTTGGTAGACTTGGCAATATCGGCAATGTCTAGACCCTCGTACTTCTCGTCACGACACACGGCTGTGTCCCAATACAGGATGCGTACTGCTGACGGCTTAACAGTATCAGCTATAGACGACACCTCGGACAGGAACACAGTAAGCTCACGTTGCCCAATAGAGCCTGATGTGTCGATAGCAACCACTAACTCGTCAACCTGTTCGGATACACCAGACGGTAGATATACACCGTGAGCACGGTATCGGCGGTTCGGACGCTTCCATGTGGAATAGTCACTGCCTGTGCAGGTAGTGGTCACGAACTCGCGCAGTACTTCGCGCCAATCAACTTGTGGCTGTAGTAACTCGTCAAGGTCACGCGTACCACCTGTGCCTAACTTGCCAGCCGCCATAGCGCCTTGGCGTATCGCTTCGTCAATGTCACGTGCAAGGTCACGTTGTTCTTGGTCGGATAGCTCTTGCGCACCATCCCAGTCGTGGTCATCGAAGCCAGTTCCCTCACCGTCACCGTCACCGTCATCCTCACCGGACTCGGGCAGTAGCTTGTATACCTGTAACGTATTCATACCATGATACTTACGGTCTAACAGACCGCACTCAGGCATAACAGCAAAACCATCGGCGTTGTCGTCAGCGATCTTGAGGTTAATCACATAGTCACACGCCATGTTCGCACGCTTGGCATCAGCCTTGTACAACTCACGCCATGTGGTCAGGTGTTGGTATAACTTGTGATAGCACTCGTGCAACACAAGGAAACGTAGCTCGGCATCAGTCAGTGACTCAACAAACGCACGACCATACATCTCATCACGCCCGTTAGTGCAGGCAGTCGGCACGTTGTCGTCGATGCTACGTTCACCGATCATCAGTACGCCAGCTAACGCTACGTACTTGTCGTTAGCCATGATAGCTGTAACAGCTTTTGACAATCGTTGTTCAGCGGTTAGTTTCTGTGTAAACATACATTACTCTCCGTATTCTCTATTGCGTGCAAGCTCTGCGGTTGTCGCATCGTTGACATGCATCAACAGATGACGGTACGCATCCCACGCTTGGCACACCATGCACTCAGGGTCGTGGTCGGGGCAGACTTCGCCTACCCACTCCACAAGAAACGTCTCGACTTCTTTCAAGCCGTACTGTGCTCCCATCAGGTTCATAGCCATGTCCTTACACATCAGCACTGAACAGGTGCTTGTTGTTGCGAGACCACGCTGTGAACGCCTTGTTAGTCATCACTAAGCTCTGGTGTGCATAACCTGTCTTGCGCACGCCATTGGCGAACAGGGCTTGAGCTTCAGCGTCTAGACGCTCGATGTATGTCATCCACGGTGTAATGAAGTCCTTATCTATAGAGGCGAGCGCACGGTACACGACCATCACAACAGCACTGGCTGACGTAGGCACGGTGGCTGTGTCTGGTGTTGACATAATATCAGCACGCTTGGGTAGCTGATCGGCTAGCTTGATGTAAGCAGACAGGTCCATAGCACCACGATCACCGATAGTACCCATCAGCATGGCGGTCAATGTCTGCTCGTCCATGTGGTCACGTTGTTTCAGTATGTCACTAGCCGCCTCGCCAGAACGTGGCGTAAAGAACGCCGCACGCTGTGCTTTCGGGTGGTAGATATACGGGTTGTCGTCAGGGTTCTGCACGTCAGTGAACGACTGCATAACCTGCGGGTTGTCCTTGACCCAACCTAGCAATGACGGATCAAAGCCATTGTTGATCCCATAGTCAATGTACTCGTCAACGCTCGGCTTGCGCATACGCACAACAGAGATGCGGTTGCGTGCATGTGGTGGTAACAGATCACCTACACCCTCGGCACCGAGGTTAGTAGTAGCAAACACAATAGACTCAGGGTGCAGTGTGGCGCTACCCGCTGTACGCTCGAGCATCACGCGCAACAGTCCGTTCTTAACCGCAGGGTTAGCCTTACCAAACTCATCAATCATCAGGATGATCGGCTTGTTGTGGTGCAGACCCAACTCCTCATTGGTCAGGTACGTCACGTACCCAGCAGAGTCGTCCGAGGCTTTGATGAAGTCCGGCAGGAACAGATCACCCAAGTCCTTAGTAGTTGCGTCAAAGTACACAGGTGTATGTGTGGGTAACAGCTTAGCCAGTGTACGCAGGATGGTGGATTTGCCAGACCCCATATCACCCTCGATCAGCATGGTGCGTAAGTGACCAGTGGCTTTGAGTGCGTCAACGATCTGGTTGTGGCTAAGTGAGTACATAGATTGTGCTTTCATCGGAATAATTCCTTATGTGGTTGTGATAATTTGTTACAGTTTACTAAGTTTTACTACGTTTTACCAATCTAGCGATGGTAGTGTCTTAATTACAGCGGCGATCTGTTCACGCGTCTCATCGCGGAACGTACTCTCACCCTTGAGTGATTCGACAGCGACACCCCCGAGGATGTTGTCTAGCTCACGCTTGGCACGGTACATACGCTCATCTTGTGTCACGTTACACGTATCGAGCATATCTATAAGCTCACGCACACGGTCAAAGATACTCTCGTACACGCGGTTGGCACGGTTGACAGCCTCACCGTGCTTATTAACAGCAGGCGTATAGTCCAACTGACGCACGAGCACGTTCAGCTTCTCGTGCAACTGCTCCCACAGGTTGTTCATAGCACCGTTCAACTGCCGCTCATAAAAATCGGCATAGGATGCACGTAACACGTTAGCTTGGTCGTTGCCGATGTCCACGCGGAAGTCACCAACGTCTGGCACAGGCATATAGTTAATGTTGAACGCAAACCTACGGGCTAGCTCATCACGTGACGGGTACTCGTCAGGCTTGAACATATCGCCTAGTCGCAACTGAGCCATGATTACTTCGTTGTCATATGCATCTAAGAACTCGTTGACCATGCGGTAAAACTCGTTCTGGTGTTCTGTCATCTCTTGGTGATATGAGAAGTACATAGCAGTAGGCAGTAGTCGCACACCAGAGTCAGACCACGGTAGAGATAAGCGGTAATGTGTATGATTACGCAGATTACCCACGTATTTGGTTAGCTCGTCTAACTCTACGCACTTGCCTAGCAGACGTTTACGCACAGATGTAGTACCAGAGTCAGCATTCTTGCTCTGCTCTACAAACTTAGATGCATCGGTATCTTGTTTGCGACCAGTCCATGTAGATATGGACAGCTCTACCAGCATAGCGGCAGAGGCAATGCTTGGAGCTTCTACGGTTGGCGCTTCGATTGTTGAAATAGCAGTCATAGTATTCATGTAACACCTCATGGTCAGTAGTGTGTGTAAATCTACATCGCTGTGTAAATTTACATGGTTGTGTACGTTTACATTGAACAGTGGATGCAGGGAGAACTGCACGGTTGCCCGAGTCCGATAGGCGAACTTCCACTGTAGAATACTATTATACTACACATGGTGGTTGATGTCAAGATGTGGGTCTGAGTTGTTATGATGATGGAGTAACGTGTGTTTTCGTGTGCAGGGGTTAGCAGGGGCTGTATGTTCACTAGTTTCGCATCAGGTTCAACAATGAACACGGTAAGTCCTTGAAATTCTTATATGTTGTTCAATGTTCTATTCTAATAAATCTATGATACCTAAAAACACTGTTTATGCACATGTGCATGATGTACATGTACAGGAACGCTAAAAAACCTGCCTGTATGTTTTGAAACTTGAACATTTGAACAGCCTTATTAAAATCATACACTTAGCGATTTTCGACTTGAACAAAAAATTGAACACTACCTGCACATGTGCATGTTTTAGGGTAAAAACCACTGGATATACGTACACTTCTGTACATGTACATGAACATGAACATTGACATACACATGTACATAATTATACTCGTACCTGTACATGGACATGAACATTGACATGTACATATGAATTTACACCAATTTCGGAGAGAATTATGCGACGAGATAACCAATTAGATCAGCGATTGATAACGTTGCTGAGTAAGGACCAGATAGAAGGGTTACGTGCTGATGCAAAGTTACTAGGTCTGTCGGTGGGTAATGTTGTGCGTATACTAATAAACAACAGAGACACAGTGTTGCCAAGGCTAGCCGAACTTAGAGCCAATAAACCTGCGTCTAACCTATCAGCACAAGCCCAACTAGAAGCCGCAGTAATGGACTGGGACTAACACTAACGCCTACCTGTGTAACTTTACATACTGGTGTATTTTTACATCGCTGTGTAAAGTTACACACACTCCACCTCGCCGCCGTTCAAGGGCACGCCGCTGCATATGTAACTGGTATCAGTGTAACTTTACATAACAATGTAGCATCACACGGTAACGTACTACATGAAAACTAACGTGTACGCATAGTTTGTTAAGGGCGAACGAATCGAGGGCACGCCGCTGCATATATAACTGGTATCAATGCCTGAACGTGTAAATGACACAAATTTCAGGCACAAAAAAAGCCAGCCCGAAGGCTGGCTTGATGTGTTACTTGTTGCGCGCTTGCACATCTGTTGCACATTGTTCGCAATGTTTCCAGATACGATTTAGGAAGCGTTGTTCGAATGGTCGATGGTTAAGATCATCTAGTGCTTCGCGTACTAGGCTAAGGTAGTGTGACACTTGCGGGTTATCATCTGCCTCACCTATTAGCTGGACTAGTGTAGATAGTGCACAATCTAGATCATGTGCTAGTACGATTGCATTACGTTCGTTGCGGGTGCTGATTAGGTTTGCCATAACTTATTCTCCTAAAGAAAAGAGCCAGCCCGAAGGCTGGCTTGATGTGTGTTATTTGAGATTGTTGATCTCAGCCTTTAGCATTTCTGCTATCTGCACACATTTGGTGATGTCGAAGCGGGCATCCTCTTGCTTCTGGAAGAAGTTGATGATGTTAGTGACCATCTGGTCCGCTCGCTCATGCGCTGGGCGCTCAGAGCCACTAACCTGACCCGCTGGTTGCTGGGGCGCTGGCGCTTGCTTCGGTACGTTCACCGCGTAGTTAGCAGTGCCGATCAGCCTAGCAAGGTCGCGAGCTACACGCTTAAACCAATTGTCTCGATCTGTTTTGATCTGACCCTTAGCCTTGATCTGCTCTTCGCTCAGCGCCTTGGTTGGAAGCTTGATAAGCTTCTTATCATCAGCGCTTAACATCTTAGCGTTATAGACATTTTCCATAACACCTACCAGAGCCTTATCCTTGCGGCATTCGTCGCCCTGCTTAAAGCCCTTCGCACTAGTGAAGAACTCGGGGCGGATGTCAGCCTCATGTAAGACCTTAACGAATTGGGCTAGCTTGCGCTTAGCAGTAAGCTCAGCAGTGATAGCGCCACTCAGTGCAGACTCTAGGTCAGCAACGTTGAGTGATTCGTAACGACCTTGCAGGTCAGCGGTAACGATTGCAGTAGACATATGTATTCTCCTTTATATGTCAGTTGTGCCCAGTGAGCCTATCTCGCTGGACTGGTTACAGATTGCCATAGATACACAATGTGACAAGTAGATAGATCAGTGTAAACAGACATAAATATGTATATTTACATGACAATGTAACGTTACACGGGGGGAGCTTAGGTACTTACAGGATATAGCGAACCCACCCCTATGGGGGGCAAGCGATGCTAGAGCGGGACTCCGCGCTGGTATGTAATACTATTCCACTCAAGCAAATTGCAATTCTGTGAAAACCAATTGCATTTTCGTCAAAATCGGGGGTATTCCAAAAAGTAATGTACACTTTGTGGTTATTCCAGACCCGTTTCGGCGCGCTTATATAGAGAAGACCCCCCTTGTTGCCATAAGTACCTAGACATATAAAAATTTTGCGCTATATAATGACGATACGGTCCTAGACTTGCGAATATGATACGAATGGCTATCAAAACTACTGTAGAGACAGGCGTTGCCCTGCCTAAACGAGCCCAAAAGGGCTTAGACAAAGACTCTCTGCTGCGGAAAACCTCCGCTGCGGCAGCTACCGCACATCTCCTTGCAGATAACGGGCTAGAAATAGCACCCACCCATGTAGACGAAGAGATTGCTGCATCTATATTAACTGCCTTTGCAGAAGACCCTGAAAAAGCTACGAAAGAAACCACTCCGAAGAAGCTCTCAACCATGAAACCTGCTGCACTTATAGAAGCGGACAAGATTCTGTCTACCTATGGGCAGCAAGTTGTAGAAAGCTCCGTGCTTATCCGCCACCTCGTAACCAACAAACTGATCCTAGAGTCCGATAACGAAGACCCGAAAGTGCGTCTAAAAGCGTTAGAGATGCTAGGTAAGATTTCCGATGTGGGTCTGTTTGCGGACAAGACCGAGGTTACGATTACTCACCAGACCACCGAAGAACTGCGAGATACCCTGCGTAGTAAACTCAACCGCATACTGGAGCAACGCGAGGTTAAGGACATAACGCCGCAGGCGTATGAGTTAACGCCCCGTGAGATGCCAGACATTGAGGACGTTGTATTGGACGATTACGACGACGAGCCGGATACCGACGATCTGCAATCATCAATGACGGATTTTGACGACGACTATGACGATTAAAGGCGCTGATTTCACGCACGAGGAAGTGCTGACAATGTTGGATAACCTCGACTTCTACTCACCAGAGGAAGTTGCAGAGATCAACCGTATTGTTGAAGAAATCGAGAAGCGTCAGGCGGCACAGTCAGTACGTGACGATTTAATCACGTTTTGTAAACACATGGACGAGTCATATTTAGTCGGTAAACATCACCGGATACTTGCTGATCTGCTGATGAGCATCGAGACGGGCGAGAAAGACCGTATATGCGTGAACATCCCGCCGCGTCATGGCAAGTCCCACCTCGTGAGTACTATGTTCCCTGCGTGGTTCCTTGGGCGAAATCCCAAGAAGAAGCTGCTGCTTGTCTCTCACACGACTGACCTCGCTGTCGATTTTGGTCGTAAGATTCGTAACATCATCGACTCTGATAGGTTCAAAGAGGCGTTTCCGACTGTAGCACTGGCGAAAGACAGTAAATCAGCGGGACGTTGGAACACTAATGCAGGGGGCGAGGTGTTCTGTTGTGGTGTTGGCTCCGCACTTGCTGGTCGTGGTGCTGACTTATTGCTAGTAGATGACCCACACAACGAGCAGGACGTGATTAACGGTAACTTCTCAGCATTTGAGAAGGCGTACGAGTGGTTTACATACGGTGCGCGTACGCGTCTTATGCCGGGGGGACGCATAGCACTTATCCATACCAGATGGCACCTAGATGACCTCACAGGGCGTGTATTACGCGATATGGGGATGAATGAGCGTGCCGATAAGTATGAGGTGGTGGAGTTTCCCGCGATATTAGAGGTAAAACGCAAAGATAAGGTTGTGGAGAAGCCGCTGTGGCCTGAGTTCTTTGACCTTGAGGCGTTATACCGCACAAAAGCATCAATGCCTGTGTTCCAGTGGAACGCGCAGTACCAGCAGAAGCCGACAGCCGAGGAAGCCGCGATACTCAAGCGGGAATGGTGGCAGTCATGGGGTGGTGATACGCCACCACCGTGCGAATATATCATCATGTCACTCGATGCCGCAGCAGAAACACACAACCGCGCTGACTTCACAGCCCTCACTACGTGGGGTGTGTTCTACAATGAAGAGGTGAACGAGTACCACATCATCCTGCTCAACAGTATTAAAGAGCGTTATGAGTTCCCAGAACTTAAGAAAATGGCGCTTGAACAGTACAACGAGTGGGAACCTGATAGCTTCATTGTGGAGAAGAAGTCAGCGGGTACTGCGCTGTATCAAGAGATGCGCCGCATGGGTATACCCGTCCAAGAGTTTACTCCGCACAGGGGGTCAGGCGACAAGATGGCGCGCCTCAACTCTGTATCTGATATGGTAGCGTCAGGGATGGTGTGGGTGCCGCAGACACGGTGGGCTGAAGAGCTTGTCGAGGAAGTAGCGGCGTTCCCGTTCGCATCACATGATGACTTGGTAGACTCAATGACGATGGCCCTGATGAGGTTCCGTCAAGGTGGGTTCATACGATTGCCGACAGACGAGCCAGATGAGATTCAGTTCTTTAGGCAGAAACGCGGCGGATACTATTAAGAGGACAAACAATGGCTATTGATAAGAGCTTATACGCTGCTCCCGAAGGTCTGGATGACGAACTGGCGGATATGGGCGAAGAAGCACTAGGTGCTACTCTCGTTGTATCACCTGACGACCCAACTATCGTTGAGCTAGAAGACGGTGGGGTTGAGCTTATATTTGAAGAAGAGGGTATGGACGGCATTGACTCTGTGCCGTTTGACTCCAACCTCGCTGAGTTCATCGACGAGGATGGCCTACGTAGCCTGTCTACCGAGCTTGTTGAGATGTTCGATGGCGATATGAACAGCCGCAGTGAGTGGGCTGATACTTTCGTCGAAGGTCTTGATGTGCTGGGCTTCAAATATGAGCAGCGCACACAGCCTTGGGAAGGTGCATGTGGGGTGTTCTCTACCGTTCTGGCAGAAGCAGCTATCCGATTCCAAGCTGAAACTATGTCTGAGGTGTTCCCAGCCGCTGGTCCA